ATGATAAGACTTTGTTTGTTACGTGGCAGAGAGCCACTCAAAAGCTTTATAAAATTTTCATTGGCGATAATCATCCAGACCTTATGGCTATGGATATGTTATTTGAAGATATGATTAATTCTTACCATGCTATTAATGTGGATGGTCAGGGTTATCTATATAAGTGGTCTTGGGGTAATACTAGTGGTAATTTTTTAACCACTATAATTAACACTGTTGCCAATTATTGTCTTATTGTCTTTGCTTGTGTTAGTGTTGAGGTTGGTGGCTTATGTTCTCTTTATAATACTCCATTAGTTAGACTAGGACCAATTGTAAAATCATTGCTTCGAGATTTAGCTTTTGGTGGATATGGTGATGATAACGCTTTTACAGTTACGCCCGATCATGATTTGATTAATTTTTTCTCTGTGCGTGATGCATTTAATGATATAGGGATAGAATATACAGATGAGTTGAAAGGTAAAGGTGAGTTGTTGGCCTTAAAACCTGTGTTGGATGGGTCTATGATTGGTCGTGGGTTTTATATTGAACCAGGTATCTTTCCTCCACAAATTAATTCACCATTACGTCTATATTCAGTATTAGAGTCTATGTTGTGGGACAAGTCTGGTAAGGAATCATTAGACATTGTAGCTCAGAAATGTAGAATGGCGTCTGCTGAATTGGCGCAACATCCACCTATTGTGTTTGATACATATTATCCAATTATACGTCAAACGTGTCTCAAGCATTGTGTTGAAGTGCCTGAGTTTGATTGTCGTGAAGATGCACTTAATTTCGTGCGATCTATTGACTACTCCCTTTACGATTAAGGAGCAGTCGCGCCGTTATGGGCGCAATATAAATACATAACAAATCGTCACATGTGCTCGCAACTCATGTGATATCTAAAATTGCTTCTAATGTATATAATAATAATAATAAATATAAAGCACCCGGTTCCGTGGTGGGTAACGGACAAGTTGAGCTCACAACTGATGATGAGCAAATGTTTGGCATTATATTGCCAAACTTCCATCCACAATCTTCATCTGTGGATGCGGTGATGTCTACTAACTCACCTGATTCCACTAGTGTTGTTGTGGATTCTGCACGTACAACTGCATTTGTGGAAAACACCAAGATAATCAAGAGCACTTGGAAGGGTTATACGGGATCTGACAGTTTGGAGGTTAAGTTTAACTCTATACGTGATTTCTTAGGTAAACCATATTTAGTTGATTCTTTGTTGTGGAATAATACTGATGCTGTTAATACTGTTGAGTATACCGCTAACTTGGGTTCTTATTTAACCACTGTTACACCGTGGGCTAATAAGATTATTGGTTTCAATTTAGTTAGGGGAACTTTTAAAGTTAGAGTTGAGGTTATAGCAAATAGATTCCAGCAGGGGATGCTTGCTTTACACTATTTGCCTAATGCACCATCATTTGATGCCTCTTATACTATTATGCATAATGCTACAATGAATGGTGTATTGCAGCAACCACATATACTCATTAATGCATCTGATTCTGCTGCAGAAATTACTGTACCTTATATAGCACCTACGTCATATTATTCTATGTATGATGGTACTATAGATTGGGCTACTGTTTATTTAAGAGTGCTGTCACAACTTAACTCTGGTTCTGCTGGTGAGACATCATGCAGAGTTAATGTATATGCCTGGCTTGAAGATGTCCAATTGGCTGCACCATTTGTACCTCAAAGTAGTGGTGAGGATGAGCCTGGCCCCATTTCGCAAGGTCTTATGCACATTAGTAATGCTGCTTCATCGTTTGGCAGAATACCTATTCTTAGTGGTATTGCTAATCCTATAAGTTGGGCAACTCGTATGGCTTCTGGTGTAGCAGCTGTATTTGGATGGAGCAAACCTACTAACACAGTCCAACCTTCAATCGTATCACGTACTAATTGGAGATATAATGCTGTATCTGATGGAGCTGATAATTCTATCCCGCTCGGTCTAATACATGATAATTCACTTGATGTTAAGAGTTTCTCTATACGTGCTGTTGATGAGATGTCATCTAAGTTTTTATATTCTGTTCCTAATTATATGGGTTCAACAGCTTGGACAACATCTACTTTGCCTAATGTTATACTTTGGTCAACACCTATTGGACCTAGTTTCTTGGGTTTGCAAGGTACTAAAACTTATAATGCCCATACTACAACGTTTATACAAGGTGCACCAGTAGTTTATTTGTCTCAATTTTTTAATTTTTGGCGTGGTTCTTTCCGCATTAAAATTAAAATAATTAAAACAGAGATGCATAAAGGTAAATTACAAGTTACGTGGACTCCAAATCAAACTAGTATTAATGGGCCAGATCAATTTACATCTGTTTACGCTTTACGACATATCATTGATATAGCCGAGAAGGATACTTTCATACTTAATCTACCATATCTTATTAATACTAATTACCTTAATGTTCAAAATGATGGCACTAATGTCTCTAATTATAGTGGTCGTGTAGATATTAAAGTTCTTAATGAGTTAAGAGCGCCCGAAACATGTGCAGCGTCCGTTGATGTACTGTTTTGGGTTGAACCTGGTGATGATTTTGAGTATGCTGGTCCAGGTAGATCTGTTTATCCAGCTCCAACACCGGTGCCATTTGTTCCACAGTCATCTATTGAGGATACAAGTGATATGGTTATTGAAGGTGGTATTGGTGGTTCTGTTGTACGACGCTTAGCTATCGCACCTTCATTACAGTGTATGGGTGAACATTTTACTAGTGTTAAACAGCTTCTTAATCGCTTTTCACAGGTTGGCTTGAGTGTATCTGCAACAGCTAATTATGGTAATGGTTTATCAGTATGGCCCTATTTTACTAGTGAGACTACTATGAATACAACTACTGGTGCTCTTGTACATGCTACTGGTGGGGGTGATGTTATGGGTATATTGATGCCATGGTATGCATATTTTCGTGGAGGCGTTAGAGTGTCTGTGTCGCCCAATCAGGATATGCCTAACACTGGTTCTCCTGTTGTACCTTCTAATATTAATGTTAGTCTTACCCCTCAGAGTTATGGTACGGGTACAGATGGTAACACTGTTATTACACCTTATACTAGTGGTGTTGAAGGTATTAGGACTGGTATTGATACTGATATCTCTGTTATGAATTTAGGTGTATCAGCTACGGAGACCGATTATGGACTAGGTTTGGTGTCAGCCTCTGTACCATATTATTCACGGACACCTATATCTCTTACCGCAAGTGCACAAACCCTTGCGCGTAAGAATGCTATTGATTCATCTAAATCAGTGGTTAACTTTGTTGCTAATACGACGGCGGGTTTAAGTTTAAATCGTATTACTTTGTACAGATCATGTTGTGATGATTTTCAATTTAGTTATTTTGTAGGGTGTCCACCCTTCATTATTAACTATGTTTGATTGTACATTAGGTTTCAAACCAAGGTTTCTTCTGTTTATGTAATGTATCAGTGTCCGTATGAGTACGGTATGAATTCTGGTGGAATTTTCCTGACCAAAAACGTTTGTAAAGAGCTATTTAGTCAGAACGCATCCATTGTGTTTAAGTCAACTTGTTGATTTATTCTCGGTGGTTTTCTTAATGCAAA